CCTTCATGCTAACAAGCTGCATACCCTCAGGGTAAGCCCCCTCAATGTAATCCTCAAGGTACTTGGCTTCATCGATATTCATCTCATGTCTCTTTGTCTTAGGATTGCGTATCCTCTTACCAGCCTTCGGATGTGGTGTGTCGGTTTTTCCGATTGTCTCTGGGTATACTCTAAACTCACCGTTAGCCTTACGTACATATTCAAAACCACCTGTCTCTACGTCCCCCGCGTGCTCACGCAACATGGACATTATAATTCCCGGCTCGTAGGGTGTAGGGGGTTCCAGCATAGTACGTTCTTGCATTTCCCTTAGAGCAGGGGAAAGATCAGCTATTTTAGTGCCTGCTTGCGGAGCCACATAACCGTTGTAGATCATTTGGGCTGTGCCTTCCTCTATGGCTCTGTTATAATCTTCCTGCTTACTCTTGAGGTAGTGCCTACGCCACTTCTCGTTGTCCCATAGACGGTCAAACCTAGGTTGCCTTAAGAAAGGAATAGGATAGTCTAGATTAGGTTTAAACTGGTCCGCAGGTGCTCTCTTACCACCCCCAGCCAACACAGGCACGGGCCCCTCATGCCTCCTAAGCATCTTCTCAACAAGACGCTGTGAGTTGCGGGATACTTTATGCTGGGTGTAACCGGCACGTGCCGTGGGGCTCAAGCGATCTAAGACACCTCTTATCCAGTCCCTACCTAGGTTTGTAGCAGCACCTACGTACTTTCGTTTAGTAACTATCTCCGGTTCAAACTGAGGGGGGTTTGGTCCTTTAGGCTTCCCCCTCCAATCTACTGTTTTACGGTTTATCCCTGAGGGGTCCTTGACGTACATCATGAACGCCTCACTTAACGAGGGAAGCTCTTGTCCTGGTCCGTACCACTTGTCTAAGTAATCGCTCAGGCCAGAGATGATAGCACCTTTGTCGAAGCCTTTTTCGACTCCCAACGCAGCTATTAAGGCCTTTCCTCTCTTATAGGCAGCACCAGCTAAGCCTAAACCGGGATCAATAAATGTTTCCAATACGTCATTGATCCATTTGTTAGGAATTTCTTGCATTGAGGCTGTTGGTACTGGATGTTCTTCGCCGGGTAAACCAAAGACTAGGTTCTCTATCATAGGGTTCCCATAGATAACAGGAAGCGTGGTAGTGCCCTCATCGTCAGCAATGAACTCGTAGTTTTCTTGCTGTGTCAAGCCTCTCCAAGCACCTACAGGGCCCTCTTGCACAAGCCCTTGGGTAGCATTGGAGGAGGCATCCACCACTGTACCAACCGCAGAAGCTGCCTTACCAAGGAAACCCTCAGGGAGATTAGGGATGTCCACGCGCCCCTCCTGGCCCCTAGCAATCTCGGCTATCTCCTCAGCGTTACTGGGTGGCAACAAAGACTCACGAAGGCGTACCATACTAGGGGGTTCAGATGCCATTAGTTAGCTGCCTCTTTCAAAGGTGGTCTCTCGTCTTCACTTGTTTGTTGCTTTATCATTTCAATAAGAATTAGACGATCTGCCTTGAGTGTTTCAATCATCATGTGATTTTCACTAGCGTTGATGCTTTTGTTCACTGCCGCTAACAAGCTACCAAGGGCTTTCTTGGAACCGGAACCTGTGATGCCCTTGTATCCCAAGTAGCCACCGAGTGCCACAGTAGCCGCTGCGGACACTGGGGTGGCTAAGGGGGCCGCAGCCACCGCTGTAGCACCAAGGGCCAAGGGGGTCTTAGGTAGGTGACCCAAACGAGCTACGTTATGCCACAGGCGTTTCACTGTGTTCTCTTGTTCATCAAACATACGCTTACGTAGGATATCGTATCCAGAGAGCATTAGATGTTGGTGTCTGAGAGAGTGATAGATGTCTGAGTTCGGTAGGGCCTTCATAACAGCGTTGTTCAAAGAGTCACGCACTGTCTTGTTGACCAGTGTAATAGCGGTGTCCTTTTGACCTGTGGCATCAAACTGATTACCACGGGCCCTAGCCACCTCAATGTCAAACTTACGGCGCATGTTCAATAACTGGAGTGCTGTGGGGTTGGGCCCTAACTCAGCAAACATCTTATCAGCAGTCCTTAGGAAGTTTTGTGCCATCTGTTCACCATCGCCCACCAGCAACTCAACGTTGGGTAGGTTCTGGAGGTCATCAATACCCGCTTGGATGTCCTCTCTAACGGAGGCAATGTCCACCTTGGGGTTACCACCGTCCCTGATGGTTTTATCAAGGGCCTTCTTTTCACTGGCCACTTTTTTACTGACAGCATGTTGGTTATGGTTAAAGGTCCTGTTGGGGTCCACCACATCTGAAATAACAAGTGCCTCAGTAATCTCGTCCTCACGCATAGTCCCTCTGTACTTACGGGTACGTAGGGGAAGGGGCCCCTCAGAGGTTATACCCTCACCTATCTTATTCTCAGGGTAGACAAGCTCCTTAATACCCTCACGCCGCTGATTGATACTTTGAGTAGTGCCTTTGCGTTTGAGTAGTCTACTTACGCGACCTACTGTTTTGTCAAGCACAGGGCCTATCTTAGTGGGAGGCAGTAAAGCCGATGTGACATCAAAGACAGACGACATATCGTTAGCCAGCACAGGGTTGTCGTTAGCCCAGTTCGTGAACGCCTCGTACCCTTGCTTAAGTGCCTCTACACCAGCCATAGCTTTTGGGTTCTCTTGGAGGAACGCGGTAACAGTCTCACCAGCGGCTGTCATTCCTTTCTCCACCAAGTCACCTACACCGTCCTGTATTTCCTGAGGGGTGAAGGAAGTAACAACATCTATAGCTCTACCTGCTCCGTACTCAATACCCGCAGCTGCCATATGTGCTGACGGAGAGATATAAGAAGGACCAAAGGTTCCCTTGCCCATCCTCTCAAGAGCTTTATCAGTAGTCGCTTGTCCCTTTGTGTTGAAATCATCTACACTAGCAGTAAGTCTATCAGCAAGCCCACCCAGCTCATCGGCTACGGGAGTAGCTACATCAGCAACAATAGAGGCTACGGGAGTAGCTACATCAGCAACAATAGAGGCAGGGTCCATGGGAGGGGGTGCAAAGTCCTCCTCAGTAGCAAAGCCCTGAGCTATGGCATTAGCTTTAACCTGCTCCCTTGTAGCGTCTATAGGGACACCATGATACTCAAAACCATTAGGTAGTTTGACAGAATGTGTGCCCTGTACGTTAATTCCCACTCGGTAGGTCCTCCCATCGACCACTTCCGCTGCCCGAAGGGACAGTGTTCATGGGTCTTGCTGCTATCTCCAGAAGAGCGAAGGTTGACGTGTCCATGCCCTGTTTGTTCAAGGTACCCAGTATCTCGCTGTGCTTAGCACGTATGTTCCTAGCAGCGGTGCGCTGGGCCTCTAAAAGCCACCTGAGGGTAACTTCGTCAACAGCCACATCCCCACCCGCGATCTTCTCAGCATACTTTCTGTCTTGGTCAGACAGACCAGTACCGGAACCAAACGCCTTAATTATAGTGGCTACTTGGTTACCCATTGTAGCTATGTATGCTTGTGCGTTCTGCGCTTTCTTGGCCCACTCAGGTGCTATCCCAAGCTCACTTGCGATACGGCCAAGTGCTATCTCAGCACCAGAAAAGAAGCCAGTGGCTGTGCCTTGGCCTAAGAGACTAAGAGCCCTATCGGTAACCTCAAGGGTCTTGGCAGCGTCTACTGCGCCCTCCTGAAGCTGTTTAAAGTTATCAATAGCAAGGTCCGTAGCTGCTTGTACCAGCTTGTCAGCGGCAGACACAACTTCCTGTGTTTTCTGTACGGCCTGTTGGAGCTGTAGGTCCTCAGGCCTATATCTCGTGCCGTCCTTCCACACACGTCCGTGTTTATCGGTAGCCAGCATTATGGACTTACCTTGTGCATCTGTGAAGGCCTTAATTGTACCTGTTTCACCGTCTAGGACTTGGAGTAACTCTTCGTTGGTCAGGTCCTTAAGGTCCTTTTCATATTCCTCCATGGTGAAACCCGCTTGACGGGCCATGACCCTACGTCCAGGTTCACCACGATCAAAGAGTATCTTACGCCTCTCCTCTTTCTCAATTGTCTTAGCTGCTTCCTTGAGGTCAGGGTGCGCCCCTGTGCGTATAGTCTCAGCTAGGTCTGTCATGTCCTGTGCTTCGGCACGGTCAGCCAGAGAACCCTGTGCCTTGAGTTCTTTAGCGCGTGTGTCAAGACGAAGCTGTTCCTCCTGAGCAGCCTGTGTCATAGCTAGTTGTTTGTCAACCATACCCACAGAACCATACAACGTAGCAGCCTGTGTTAATCCCTCAGGTGTCTGTAGGTCCAAGCCACTCATGGCTTTACTCATGTCCCCCATAGCCTGCTGAGAGGTACGCATATCCGCTGGCATACCCATAGCCCCAGCCATACCTTTGATCCCCCGTTGTAACATGGGGTTTATGGTATCCATGGATCGGGGGGTCATGCCAGGAACTCCGAAGTTATGCTGCTTACCTAAGGGGTTCTCTCTGATAGCCTGATTGATCTGATTAAACATACCTGATAGATTTTGTGCCATGTGTGCTCCTGTTTACTTAGGTTGCTGGGGTTCGGGGGTTAGGCTACCCCCAGCCGAGTGCGTCTGATATCCAATCACCAGCCCCTTGAGCAACATTTGAGCCACCGGCAATCATATCACCGAATGCCTGACCCTCAAGGTTGCTGTAGTTGAGATCGGTACCTATACCACCTAAGCCTAATTGTGCGAACATACCTGCGTTCTCTATTTGCATTGCATCTTGCAGTTGCTTCAGGTTAGTCCCGATGCCTGCCTGCGCCTGTAAGTTCTTCTGTGGTAAGTAAGCTGAGGACAGCAAACCTTGTCCACGTTCAAATTGATTGTTAAGTTCATCCTGCGTGAATCCCATGGCCTTGAGCATAGCAGTCTGTTGACCCTCTTGCTGGGCCTTGGCCATCGCCAGTTCCTCAGGGGAACCTCCGTAACGCTCACTGCGTATACCTGAGCGGCCCTGTCTCGCAAGACGTTCACGCATCTCAGCGGCCTGTCGATCCTGTCCCGGCTGCCACGCGGCCATCATGCGATCATAGACTTCCTTTTCACGGGTAGCTGGGTTTTGTACTGCGTTAGCTAGTTGACCGGAGGCACCAAAGAATAGGCCCTCTTGTAACGCCCGTTGTTCGGGGCTCAGGTTCATCGCGGTTCTACCATCTGACATCTGACCCACGCTACCTAAGTTACTGGTGACGGACCAAGGTTTGAATTGAGTCCTTGAGTCTAACTCATTCTGCATACCCGCAACAGCACCGGAAACTGCGTCCCTGTCATCGCTCAGAGACTTTAAGAGTTCATTGTAACCATAGAGGTTTGTAGCACCTCCAGCGATATCACCTAAAAAACTCATGTATAAGACCCTCCGTCAATTGTATCGCATGAGATATCACCACTTACATTTATAGTAGCCCCAGTCAAGGTACCTGTGAAAGTAGGGTCAGCAATCTCTAAAAGAGCCTCAATGGCTGTTTGTATAGCTGTGAATTCATCTTCAAAATCAGCACCTTTTACGACCTTGGCAGCGTTACCTGAAGGTAGGGCGTCCTTGTCAATGAATTTACCTGTTACATAAGTGTAAGCCATTAAAGTAGTCTCCCTACGAGTGCTTGTATGTTAATTTCTTGTATGCTGAACTGAGTACCATAAACATTGGCCTCAAAACCAAATGTCACGTTAGTACCTGAGCCCCAAATGTTTAGTCTGTGTGATGACAAAGCTACCTCAGACCCTGTGTACTCTGCGTCTACACCGCCACCCACTGACCCTGTGAATTCAGCATAAGTAGGGCTGGCGAGATCGGCATTATACTCGAATATCTGGTCATCGCCTGAGACATCAACCAAGATAAGGTTGTCAAAGTCAGTGCTGTAGTCATAGGCCCACCTAAGGTTTAAAGTAAAAGTAGTAGAACCAAATGTGGTTATGTCTACCTGCTTAGGGAACTTAAGGTTAGCCGGTGAATCAAACACCTGTGGGTGCGTGTAGTACTTCATGGCTATAGGATATGTTACGCGCACATCTACTGCATCAACTACTTCGATTATCTCATCATCACCATCAAAATATTCATAGACACCACCTGACCCAGCGTAGTAATGAGCACCTGAGATGGACTTACTGGCACATTGGACAGTGGACGTAGGCCATACTGTTGTTCTGGCTGCTCCATTCTCCAATAAACCACGTGTGTCGAACACGTAGACAATAGACCGAGAAGGTATGAATAGTGTATAGAAACTACGATCACCTTGGTACGCACTCTTGATTGTAGAGTGGTCACTCACAGAGGCCAAATGCTCTCTTATGTCAGTCCTGACGTTACGGCTGATGTCCCCTACGGGTATAGACTTCTCTTGTATTGTGCGGTTAAGTGTACGCACACCTGTTATGTCCAAGAAGTATATGTCAGTGCCTATGTGCTGCACTGAATCCCTAGCTATACAACCTATGCCCTCAATTGCATCAACGAGGACCATGTTAACAGGGCCTGTCTCAGGTACCTCAAACAAGAGGATACTCCGTGACCCAAAGACAACCATGAAGTTATTGTGGGCCGCTATAGCGACAACACGGTCATAACCGGAGGGCCAGTGTTCCTTGAGGTCAATAGAGCCAGTACCTGAACCTGTGAAGTCATCCCCGTCCATTAAGACAGACCAGAATAATATACTCTTATCATCATCAAAGTCAGCAAGCCACATATGCCCAAAGGCAGCAGTAGCGCAGTTGGGGTATAGAGCACCTGAAGGTACGGCAGTGAATGTTTGAAGTACTGAAGTTGAGGTAGCAGGGTCGAATACCTTTGGTATTTCACCTGACTGAACACAGATACACTGATCGTTAAAAGGAACTAATTGCCAATTGTTGTCTGTGGCAGTTCCGGCGTGACCTGTGAGAGCTGTGAGCTCCTTATTACCACCTATCTCTTGCGTCCATATCTTACCGTCCGTACACGCAAGAAGCCACTCAGTTCCATTTTCCTGAATGAACTCCTGTACAACTTCCACAGGTAGCGTGATGTCAGAGTGGTTCTCAGTATATGCTTTGAAGCCCTCTCTTGAGGCCACACGTCCATGTCTGTCAATAACACAGTTATCTGCCTGAGCAGCAAACTCAATGGGCAAGCCCACCGGAGAATCCTGTGTGTTTAGACCGGCAAAACCAGGAGCGGCTATATGTATGTTCTGTTGGGGTTGTGCCATGTTATACAGTGTACCATATAGTTTCTTCTGGGAACTTATCTGTATCGTGAGCAATAGCGTCACTTAAGTGTGTGGCCGCAATCGCAAACAACTCACTTACTGGCGTGCCTCCTATCTCCCCTCGTTCACGTGAGGCCAAGGCAGTGGCCAAGGAGTACACAGGGAGAGCGGGTATCTTAAGTCTGTCACTTGAGAGTGTGAGGGTGTCTTGGTGTTTAATACTGTGGATGCTTAGGTTACAGGTAGTATCGTTGGGAGGGTATATCTTGAGTTGTTTCTCACCATTGAGGCCCTCCTCAGTGTGTGCCCAATAACGGGGCGTACCTGAGGGCACTGGGGAGCTATCGTTGTTTGCGTACTGCTTACGCATCCACGACTCAGGTTTAAACTCTAAGTAAAAACCCAGCTCCTTGTGTAGGACATCACCCATGTGGTAATGGTTGTCCGTTGAGTCGGGGAGTTCCACTACACTCTCATCTACAGCTACCCCTACGTCCTCAGTAGACCTTAAGGAGGACCACTGCCAAGCATCCTCTATGGTGTCTTTGGCGTCATTAATAGTAGACCCTATGAGCCTATAGAAGGGATTAGAGTCTATTTGACCGGAGGCGATAGTGTTCTCACGTAGCCTTATCAAAACAGCGTTAACAAGTTGTAGGTAGGCCATCTAAATAATCCTTGTGGTGTGTACTTAAATCCTGTAAAAGGGTACCGTGGGCCTACTGTGAAGTTCTGGAACATACCACGGTCCTCTGGTTGATTAGAGGACCTAGTGCCTCCACCGCCTCCACCGCCACCACCGCCACCACCGCCACCTGTGAGGGCATCTTCCGGTTCGGGATCGGGATCATCGTCCGTTATTGATGTGCGGTTAAAGTGTTCATCGGCGGGACCATCCCTATCGGGATCGTAGGCTAAGCCTTCGTAGAATCCACCAGTAACTGCATTATCATCACCACCATCGTCATCTAAGCTCTGTGTGCCACCTGACCAGCCCCTAAAGTCACGCTCACCACCTTCCATGCTTGTAGTGGTATCGTCAGCAGTGGTGTCCTCTAGTGGATCATCGTCAGTAGGCTGCTCAGGAGTACCTGTTACCGGAGGGGCGGGTGGGGGGTTTTCAGCGGCTAAGCGTTGACCCGCAACCGCTTGTGGTCCGTCCCCAAGGGACGACAACCAATCCTTAACGCCTATAACACCGGCCAATACGTTTTTGTAGCTTTGGTTGACCTCATTCATGACATTGAATACTTTGCCTTGAACGTAGGCACCAACTTTACCGGGAATGTCCTCAATTTTAGTTGTACCTGAGAGGACACCTTTTACTGCCGCTTGGGCATTATCAAAACCCTCAAGGACACTTTTCACAGACATGCCCTCAGAGAACACTGGCAGACCTTCGACACCAAAGACAATGTTTGTCCAGTCCGTCCAGTCACCATTGGGACCACCTTTCATAGGGCCTATAAGACCACCATGAGGCCATGTAGCCTGTCTACCCCATATGTCTGTACCAGTGGCTGCTTTAACCAAGTCATTGAGCCTCTCTAGGTCCGCCACAGGGGTGTTAGTGGGGATACCGTAGGGATTCGCTGGGGTACCTGAGCTACTTGCGAAGTTATTAACAGGCCCACCAGCGAGTTCATCGGAGATAGGGGTATTTGGTTTGTTCGGCTGGCTTTCGTAAATCTGCTGACCACTAGCAAGCATACCAGCAGCCCCAAGAGCACCCATACCCTCAGCGGCAGCAGCACCACCTAATGCGGTAGAGGGTATACCTAAAACAGTACCACCTGTACCACCAGCGGCAGCTCCCGCCCCCAAAGCAGGCCCAGCTAAAGCACCCCCAGCCATTGCTAATGCTAGTAAACCGAAAGTTCGTTCAGTGGATGAGGGCGAAGGTTTCTCCACTAGGGATGGAGTACCTATCTGGCCCACGTCTGTAGGGGTCCTTGGTGTGAACTGTTGTGCGCTTCTTCCGAGATATCTAACGCCCATATTAATGTAGTTGCTGTTACCTACACCTAAATCATAGTATTGGTCATTATAACTACCACTCACTTTAATTGTTAGATCATCTTTCGTGATGTTGTTGTCATCAAGTATCTTCTTAATATCACGAGCACCATCACGAGGGCCATAGGCGGCATTGTCTCTAGCGTCAGACACACGGTCATAAGTGCCGCTGGCTTCAGCCACACTGTCTTGGACTCGCTTGTTGATAGCTTTGACCCAAAACATTACATCTTCAAGGGGAGCAGCCATATGTATTACTTACCTCTTTCTTTCATAAAAGTTAGGGGCTCTCTGGGGTGTTCCTACTCTGTCTGCCTCATAGTGAAAATCAACTGTTAAACCGAAGACATCAGCTGTACACTCATCTGTGCTGGCAGCTATCCTACGTAATGTGACAAAGATTATTTCATCTGGCTCCGTAAGGGTTATCTCTTCCCCATCGGGTACCTCTGCAATCATATGCTGCCATGCAGTCCCTGATGCTCGTTGTTCTACGGTCTTAACTACAGGGGTGCCACCAAAGTGACCCTCTGCGACATCTTGGTTGTGCCCTAAGGCTCTTAGGATAGTACACTCCCACTGCACCTTACCATTGTCTGTGCCGTTAGTAGACCAATGTACGTGTATGAAGGCCTTGGAACCTAAGGGTTTGATGTCATGATTAATATGAAAGGGTTCCATGAACACATAGTCGTCTACAGCAAACTTCAATTCCTGTCTCTGTGGAGTATGTGTTGGGCCAAAGTCCTCTGATGTTGGATACTTAGCTGTAGGGACCTTAGCACTAGATACTGCTGATGTTAGGTCTCTGTACACCACACCATGTTGGTAACCCTCTGGGACAAACCTAGTAGGCATTAGTTTACTATACTATGAGCCAACACAGCCACAGAGCGACTTAGTATTTTGAGTAACTTCTTGGCACTTGCGAGGTCAGTCACGTTGTTCTCTATATAGTTGTTGATCCGGTTGGGACGTGCTTTTAGTAACGCAAGGACTTGGGCATCTGCCTTCATCAAAGCCAGGTCCGCTTTACGTGCATCTTCCTTCTCGTAATCATCGACCTCTTCGGGGGTCTTATCAGAGACAACCCAAACAGTTTCCCATTGGTCCCCGTTTAATACAAAGCCCTCTTGGGTTATGTTTTTTGTAGCCTCATCATAAGCAGGCTCATCAGTCACCGTAACGGGGAAGATGTTCCAAAAGGCCAGCAGAGCTTCTGTGGGGTGCTTAGGGAAGGACACCATAGGGTTATCTTTCTTAAGCTGCCTGTAAGTGTACTTTCGTGCTACACCTTCTTCTACTATTACATACATTATATAATTAACCTCGCTGTCATGGCGGCGCAGTCTGTAGTGCCAACACCACCTGTAAACTTCGCCACTGCATCAGTTGGGACGGTTGGATCATCATCATATCCCATCATCGTAGTGACGTATGTGCTTCTGGATTGACTGTCAATAAACGTATAGCTTGCAGGTGCTGCTGGTGTGTAATTAACATACT